CTACACCCCAGTGGCGGGGTGTCAAGGGGAGTACCCCCGTTATCACCCCGTTATCCACGGCGCTGTCATCAGAACGTCTGATCGTTCATACTTGGCGGTCATGGGAGGAAAGCTCGCCTCGACCCGCCCCAACTTCAATGACTTCCGGGTCGAGCGGTTCTTCGAGTGGTTGCTGACGCCACCGGCCGAGCGCAACCCACCGACCCAGGTGATGCTCAGCGAAGAGCTGGGGCTGGAGCGCAACCGGCTGTCGCAGTGGAAGAACGACCCCGACTTCCTGGCTGAGTGGGAGCGTCGGTATCGCAAGACGATCGGCTCCCCGGAGAAGGCGCAGGCCGTGCTGACCGAGCTGTTCAACACGGCGACCGACCGCACCGACCCCCGCCAGGTCCCCGCCGCCCGTGCGTACCTGGAGGCCATCGACGTGATGAAGCCCAAGCGCCTCGACGTCACCGTGACCAAGGGGGCGGCCCGCGAACTGAGCGACGACGAGTTGGTGGCGATGCTGGCCGAGCGCGCCGAGGCCGAGTTGGCAGCTCGCAGCGATGGCTAAGGTCGGCGGCGGTTACCAGCCCGACACCCATTCGGACTCCGCCCGGCGAGCGGACTTCGATCTGCGACGGCGGATCGGCAAGGGCGGTGGCAACGGTGACGGCGGCGTCGACCAGCCGATCGGCATCTACGCCGGGACATCCACGCCGCTGCCGATCGCCAGCGACGAGGGCGAGTCATGGGTAGTCGGCACGCCGGTCCCGACGGCCTGCCCGCCGGGGCCCAACGGCCCGGCCCAAGCGGGCGACATCATCGTGTGGAACGGCACCAGCTGGGTCAACATGGGCAAGGCCACCGGCCCGACCGGCCCGCCCGGTCCGCAGGGTCCGGCCGGTGCGACCGGCCCGCCGGGCGCCAACTCGACGGTGCCGGGGCCCGTCGGTCCGACCGGAGCGCCTGGCGTCGACGGCGAAGACGGCACCGACGGCGTCGATGGGGCGACCGGTCCGCCGGGCACCGTGCAGGCGGTCATCGCCGGGGCCAACGTGGCGGTCAACAGCACCAACCCGGCGTACCCGGTCGTGTCGGCCTCGCTGGCCGGAGCCGTCATCGACGAGGTGTGGATCGGGCCCGACGACCCGATCGCCGCCAACCCGCAGCTGGAGATGTGGTTCGACTCCGACGGCGTCGACCCCGGCTACTCGCCGCCGTTCATCGGCGAGCTGCGCATGTACGGCGGGGATGTCGTGCCGACCGGCTGGATGTTCTGCAACGGCCAGGCCATCTCGCGCACCACGTACGCCACGCTGTACGCCGTCATCGGCCTCAAGTTCGGGACCGGCGACGGCACTACTACCTTCAACCTCCCCGATCTGCGGGGTCGGGTGCCGGTGGGCACCAACCCGAGCGGGTCGTACGCCGGGACGCCCGGTGCCACCGGCGGCGCGAAGGATCTGATCGTCGTCAACCACCTCCACGGGGTGAACATCAACTCGGGCAACGACAGCCCCGGCCACACGCACACCGTCGACATCTGGTCGGGCTACGTCGATGCCGACCACACCCATGCCGTCAACATCAACTCCGGGGTCGAGAGCGCCGCCCACTCCCACGTGCTGCGGGGCACCGCCACCAGCTCGGCCGCTGGCGGCCTCGGTGAGGGCAACGTCACCGACATCACCAACACCGGCTTCGGGCCGTTCGTCAACACCGGCGGCCAGAACGTCAACCACTACCACAACGTGTCCGGCAACACCGGGGGCATCAGCACCAACCACCGTCACGCCGTCAACGGCACCTCCGGTGGCGTCAGCGTTAACCACACCCACAACGTCGCGGGCAGCACCGCCCAGACCGGGACCGGTGATGGCGTCAACGCCAACCTGCCGCCGTTCTGCGCCATCAACTACATGATGCGGGTGGCGTGATGGGGGTCCTCTACGCCCGCGTCGGTGGAGCATGGGTGCCGGTGGTTCCGCCACCACCGGCACCCACAGTCGTACCCGATGAGGTGTGGATCGGACCCAACACGCCGACCGACTCTGCCACCGAACTGTGGGTCGACACCGACGACAAGGCGCTCTACGCCAAGATCAGCGGCAGCTGGACGAAGGTGACCGCCGACCAGGCCGTCGTCCCCTCCGAGGTCGAAATCGCCCCCGGCGATCCGATTGCTACGAACGCGGCGGTCGAGTTGTGGTTCGACTCCGACGACGAACCGTTGGCCGCCGACAACGCCAACTACTGGAACTCGGCGTGGGGCCTGGTGGCTCGGGGCACGTTCACGGGGAGCACCGTCATGGTCCCGGTGACGGTGCTCTGCAACATGACCGCCACCACCGTCGTCGGACGTCGATACCGCATCACGCTCTACATCCGGGCCATCTCGTCAGCCTCCGTTGGAACTGCGTTCATGGAGTTGCGCAAGAACAACGTCGCCATCGGCGGGCCGTGGATCATCAACCCCAATGGCTCGTACGGCTCGTCCACCACGTCGTTCCTGATGGACGGTGACGGCACCACGTCAGCGTTCGGGTATGTCTGCGTTCAGGGTGGTGGTGGGCAACTCACGTTCTCCGTGGACCAGGACTCGTCCTTCACGATTGAAGACATCGGCCCGATCACCCGGGCCGCTGTCAACCCACCGGCCGGGCAGCCCCAGGTCGCTGCCGCCGGTAACGCCCTCGGCATCGTGGCGATGGGGTCGTTCCTGGCTTCGTCCTTCCTGATCCCGGCGGGGGCACTGACGGTGGTGACGAGCAGCATCAGTTACACCATGCTCGCCGGTCGCCGCTATCGCGTGACCTTCGCCGTTCGAGCGGCGCAGTCACACACCGCCGCCGTGACGACCTTCAAGCCGTGGTTGCGAGACGGTTCCACGGCGCTGCACGCCCAGCCACCCATCTTCCCGGTGGCTGCCTACGCCGGTCCCTCGTACCAACCGATCCAGTACGCATGGACCTTCGACGGTGACGGGGTGGCTCGATCCTTCAACGTCGCCCTGCAACCCGGCCCTGAGTCATCTGTCGATGCCTACACCGACTACTTGGCCTTCTTCTACATCGAGGATGTCGGCCCCAACCAGGCACCGGCGCTGCCGATCCCCGATACCCCGCCCGGGTGGACACCGCTGCCGTTCGCGGCCACCTGGACGAACCTCTCGCCCGCTTACTCGCAGTGCGCCTACCGCAAGATCGGTGACCGTGTCGAACTGCGTGGAATTGCAGTCTCATCCAGCACGGCCAACACGATCGCGACGTTGCCGGTCGGGTTCCGACCGTCGGGGATTTCCATGTACCCCGTCCTCTCTATGGACGTCGCCGTCCGGCTGGACGTCCAGACAAGCGGTGCGCTCGTCAGATCGGCGGGAGGCAGCGTTGTGAACGGGTCCTGGGTCGGCCTCGACGGCATCACGTTCTCGGTGACGCCATGACCGGCACCCTCAAGGCTCGTGTCGGTGGCGCCTGGGTGCCGATCCTGGGTAGCGGCCAAGAGGCCGCTGCCACCGCACGCTGGAACACGGCGTGGGGCGAGGTGTACTACGGCGAGCAGACCTCCACCAGCGTGACCCTCAGCACGGCTCCAGCGTCCGTGCTCCAAGTGGATCTCACCGGACTCACCATCGGACGGAAGCTGCGGATCACGCTGTCGTCAGGGGCTGGTCCAACCGTCAACGCTTTGAACAGCGAGATCTTCTGGGGCATCGGCGACACCGCCAACACCGTCTGGCGTCGCACCAGGGACTTCAACCCGACCAGCAACACGAAGGCTGGGCCGACCCAACTCCTCACCTATCGGACGACGACGACCGCTGCGACGCTTTCGTTCCGACTGTTGGTGTGGGTGTCGGCTTCCGGTGGGACGCTCGGCTACTCGACCGCAGTCGAACCGGTCACGGTGCTGGTCGAGGACATCGGGCCGGTCACCCCGGCTTCGATCGCCCCACCCACCGCCGGGCCACGGGTCGTCGCCTCCGGTAACGCCCTCGGGATCGTGGCGATGGGTGGATTTGTTGCCAGCCCCGTCTCGTTGACAGCGAACACATACGTTCCTGTCACCACGACGATCAGCGCGCCGCTGGCGGTTGGGCGGCGGTACCGCGTCATCGTGACGTGTCGGGCGGTGAACGCGACAGCCCAAACGTTCCTGCGTATCGGGCTGTACGACGGGACGACATTGCTGGGGCCGGGCAGCACGCCTCTCAGCTACTCCCCGACCGGGGTCTACAACACCGTCAACTACCAGTGGGTGATCGACGGGGACGGCACGACCAAGGCACTCAATGTCAAGATCAGTTCGGAGACCTACGTCTCCACGCTCTACGCCGACGTTGGGTCCTTCTACATCGAGGATGTCGGCCCCAACCAGGCACCGGCCCTGCCGATCCCCGACACCCCGCCCGGGTGGACGACCCTCATCTACGCCAGCGGTTGGGGTTGGGCCGGGCTGACGTCGCCGCTGCAATACCGCAAGATCGGAGACATCGTCTACATCCGCGGTTCCGCCAAGGGTCCGAGTTCGGGGCTTGTCGGCAACCTGCCTGCCGGGTTCCGTCCACCCGTCCAGGTCACGTTCCCCTTGCTGTGCCAAGGCGGGCTGCTGGGCTACGTCTACGTCACCACCGGTGGCGACCTGTACTTCAACGGGCCGAACCACAACGGCGACGAGTTCCACTGTCTGTTTTCAACCACCCCGTGAGGTCACCATGACGTACGCCACCATCTACCAGGCCACCGAAGACCAGGCACTCCAAGACCGGGTGACGGCCGGGGCCGTCAAGGAGGCGTGGAACAGCGTCGAGTTCTCGTTGACCGTGTTCGGTGAACGCCTCCGCACCTACCCGCAGGAGGCCGTCACCACGTTCATGTGGCCCGTGTCGATCGACTACGAGGCCGCCTACCAGTACGCCGTGGACGGCGGCCATGAGAACCCGGGCGGCGACGCCGGGGTCATCACCGACGCCAACATCCAAGCGGCGATCCAGGCCCACTGGCCGCACGACACGATCCTGCCGTTGCCGCCCGACATGGTGGGTCCGACCCCGGCCGACCTGATCCGCCAGACGCCCCAAGAATGAGCGACATCGACCTGGCCGAACTCCTGGAGGAGCGCGAGTGGCGCAGGTGCGCGCCCGACACCCGCGACCCGGTCAAGTTGCTGGAGGCGTTCGTCTACTTCTGCCACACCTACGCCCACATCAAGCACCCCGAGCGGGGGCGCATCCGCTTCGACCTGTTCGACAGCCAGCGGGAGTCGGTCGACCTGTGGATCCGCAACCGCTACAGCCTGATGCTCAAGGCCCGGCAGCTCGGGTTCTCGACGCTGGTCAGCGTCTACGCCTTCTGGATGACGTTCTTCTACCCGGATCGCGTCGTCATCATGTTGAGCCGCACCGAGCGCGACGCCATCAAGCTGCTGGCCAAGTCGAAGTACACGTACAAGTTCCTGCCCGAGTGGATGAAGTTCCGCGGCCCGCCGATGAACGCCACGCTGACGAAGCTGGAGTACGCCAACGAGAGCTACATCGAGTCGCTGCCGTCGGCCTCGGACCCCGCTCGTGGCGAGACGGTGAGCCTGGTCATCGTCGACGAGCTGGCCTACCTGCCCAACGCCGACGAGGCCTGGGGTTCGATCGAGCCGATCGCCGACATCGGCGGTCGCGTCATCGCCCTGTCGACGGCGCAGGGTGAGGGCAACCTGTTCCACACCCTGTGGATCGGGGCCCAGAACCACACCAACCGGTTTAAGTGCATGTTCCACCCGTGGTGGGCGAACGGTCGCGACCAGGCCTGGTACGACGAGAAGAAGGAAGACCTTCCCGAGTGGCAGCTGGCTCAGGAGTACCCGGACAACCCGGAGGAGGCGTTCCTGAAGTCAGGTCGCCCCGTCTTCTCGATCGAGGTGCTGCGCAAGGTGTCCGAGGGCGTACGCGATCCGATCGCCGAGGGCTACCTGGCCGAACACCGCCAGTACCAGTTCGTCGCGGAGGCGCACGGACCGCTGCGCGTCTGGGAATGGCCGGACGACAAAGGTCGCTACGCCATTGGCGCCGACCCAGCGCAGGGCTACGAACACGGGGACTTCTCCTCCGCCCATGTCATCAACGCCCGTGATGGGCACGTCGTCGCCACCTGGCACGGTCGCATCGACCCGGATCTCTACGGCTCCGAGGTACTGGCCCCGCTCGGGCACCTCTATGGCGACGCCCTGATCGGCGTAGAGTCGAACAACCACGGGTTGACCACGCTGAAGGCGTTGCACCGCAAGAAGTATCACCCGCTGTACATGCAGCGCTCGCCTCGCTACAAGCGCAGCGTGCCCACCGACATCCTCGGCTGGCGCACCACGCAGATCACCAAGCCGCTGGCCGTCGACGAGCTGAACATGGCGCTGCGTGAGGACGCCTGCGTGCTGTGGGATGCCGAGACGCTGTCGGAGCTGCGCACGTTCGTGCGCGATGACGCCGGGAAGATGAGCGGGTCCCCGTTCGACGACCGCACGATCAGCCTGTCGATCGCCAACCAGATGATCAAGTACGTCTGGCTGAAGCAGTACGAACCGGAGCGCCAGCCCGGACCGGGCACGATGGGGTGGTACGAGCGCCAGCTCTACGGCGACGATGTGCTGCGCAAGATCGCGCCGACCAAGCGTCAGCGGGAGCGGGATCCGATCGGGACGAACCTCGTCCGCAACACAGGGAGGGCCTCATGAGCGAACGACTCAACACCCAGCGACAGCCGACCCGGCTGCACGTGCGACCGAACAACCGCCAGTACGT